CGTGATAGCTGTGCCGCCCATGCTGCCGCCGCGTGATGCCAAATGGTTCGGAATGATCTGCCCGGAATTTTTTGGAATGAACAGTTCCGGCCCTGCTTCGCCGACGACATATGGTCTGCCCGCCTTGACCGGGCCGCCGTGCTGGCGGCCGAATGGATTGCCGAAATCCCCTGCTCCTGGCGCGGCAACTCCCGGGGTAAAAAATCCGCCGATGGATTTCAACAATGGGCCGGTGATGGCCAGCCGTATCGTCATGCGAATCAAGTCTTTGATAATCGAGTCGGCCAAATCCTTGAAAGCGTCTTTCAAGGTTTTTGATCCAGTAGCAATATCAGCAAATGCTGATTCAAAATTGCTTGCCAGCGAAACGAGACTTTGATCGAGTTGCTTGAACAGGGTCGCATCAAATCCTGCGCGCAAGGCACCCGGCAACTCAGACGCCTTAATCTTCAATTGCTCGATGGTTTCGATTGCATCCTTGCGAGCAGCATTCACCGCCTTGATAGTTTCAAGCTCGCTCAATCCTTGTTCTTGCGCCTGTCTTCTTGCTTCCGTTACTTTTGCCGTGATGATTTGTTCCTCGGTCGCAACGCCGAGCCGTTCACGAATCGCCGTTGTGGTCTGCTGATGTTCCTCTCTAACTCGTTTTTCGGCTGCGCCTTGATCCAATCCCTTGTCCGCCGCTTCCTGCCGCGCCGCCGCGACCTTGCGCTGTAAATCCGCCTCGGCAGTCAACAGACCTAGTCGTCCCTTGGCATCTTCAATAGACGCCTTGTGGTCAATTCGAATACGTCTCTCTGCCGCGTCAGCATCTCCACCGGCTTCCGTTGCCGCACGTCTTGCCTCTGTAACTTTTCGTTGCAAATCTTCTTCAATCCGCAAAATTCCGAGACGCTGCAATGAAGCTTTGTTGCTCAATTCAAACTGAATGCGCGCTTCGGTTGCAGCGTCTTCTTCATTCTGTCCAGCCTCTCTTGCCGCTTTTTTGGCTTGCGTAATCTTGTTTTGCAATCTTTCTTCATTCGACATCAGCCCAAGTCGTTCTTTGGTGTTTGCAATATCTATGTCTCGCTGGTCAACAAGGTCCCTTGTCGCTTTCTTGTAGGCATCCAAACTTATTTTCCCCATATCGAGTGCTTTGGCTAATTCAATTTGAGTCAGTAAAAACTTTTGCTCGGCTGAAGCGGCCTGCCCGACGATGGAAATATAATCTTTTAAATCCTTGATCCTTTGTTCAAGAGTCTTGGTTGCTTCTTTTTCTTCGGCAACAATTGTTTTCCCCGGCTTAAACGGCGTTTGTTCGGGTGTGAAGGTGCTTTCAAATGGCTGAACACGTTGTGGCGCGGTTCGCGGCGGGACGATCAAAGGCGGTACTTGCAAGTTAGAACGCAGCGGTGTTTCAGCCGGGGTATTCTCTCTCGCCCTCTTGATCCATTCAGCGGCGGCCTTTGCCGCAGCGGCAATGTCACGCCATTCCTGCACGATGTCATGCAGACCCTTCAGAAAACCCGGAGCCAGAAGTTCGCCCCACATTGTTTTGGCTTGATCGGCTACCGTCGCAATTTTATCGGACAGATCGTCGACCTCTGTCACCACATCTTCATTGATGGCGGTGCCAAAGGCTTTCGCGTCTGCCGTTACTTGTTTGAGGCCGCTGCGTTCGGCAAGCTGCCGAAACAGCCGCCCGATAGAAACGTCCCGCCCAAATGCTGCTCGCAGAAAAGCATTTTGCTCAAACTCGTCTCCTAGATTCCGGAAATGTTTGACAAGAATATCAAGTGCTTCAGCTGAATTTTTGGCATTGGTAATCGCCAGCAAAACATGCGGCACCTTCCTCAATTGCTCGTAAAGCGGACCAGTCGCATCGCGCACTTGATCAATGGCGATGGTCATTTTGATAACAGCTTTTTCAACCTGCTCGGAGGTTACGCCGACCTCCAAGCCGATCTTGTTCAATTCCTTGAACTCGGTGATTGTCAATCCGGTTGTCTCGGCAGTGTCGCGAAGAACATTCGCCTCTTTGATAAATTCGCCGACCGACTTTGCGATTTGTGCGAATGCCGCACCGACACCGAGAAGCCCCACAGCAGCAATGCCTGCAAGCGGACCTAGTCGGGTGAAGGTCGACAAAATTTGCCCGCCGAAACCACCGCTGAACTGATTTGCCAGCGCGCTCAACTGACCGCTGATTGCAGTATTCATCTTGGCAAATGAGTTCTCAATTTCTTTCGTTCGCTTGTCAGCAATGCTGACTGCGCCCTTCATATCCTTTTCAAATTTGGAAAGCTGCGCCGATAGCGCAACGACCAACGCTGCAGTATCACCAGCCATGGCTATTGCTTCGTTGCATTGATCTCATCCCAAGCCTCCAGCATTCGCTCGAATTCATCATCGCTAGGCGGTTCGATCTTCTTGTCAGGAGTGTTGGCATAATTGACTCCGTCGATACAGGCCGCCAATTCCCACATTGTCATCTCGTCTAATTGGCGCGGATCGAATCCGATGGCGGCACCGAGTCCGTAGACAACGGAGCGGACGAGTCGACCGTCTCGGATGATCGCTCTGCCGTGGTCCGCTCCGTCTGAGCTTTTTTTGCCAGTTCATCCCCCGGTACGCCGACGATGGCGGCGATTAAGATTGCTTGTGCCGGCAATATGCTTTCGCTCCATGGCCGGTCATCACAATAGCGATTGATCAGCCGGATTGCTTTGTCTGGTGCCATGCCGCCACCGATCAATCCTAACCGCAGCGTCTCGCGGATATCGTTAAACTTCCATTTGCCGGTTGATATGCGCTGATACACTTCGGCAACACCGACGCCGCATTTCTCCTCCAGTTCGAGGACACACTTCAATTTGGCAATGTTGAACCTGTGCTCGCCATCGCCCCAGGTCAGTTCGACCTCGCCATTGATTGCCATGTTTATGCGTTCACGAATGTGATGGAGCCGTTATTGACCAGCGTCACATCCATGGTGACTTTTTGTCCACGCTCGCCGGTCCACGTCAATGCCGAGAGAATGAAGTTGCCGAGATAGTAGCCGAGCGACAGCGGGCTTGATGTCGGTGACACCAGCTGAATCCGGCACGCGCGTTCAGTTCCGCCCAGCGCCCACAGGTTCCAGGTCTGGAATGATTCAACTGCCATCACGCCAGTGCCGGTTACTTCCATGGCCAGCGACACAACATCCTTGGCTTCCCATGCCGCCAACGTTGGATCGGTACAATCAGGTAGCACGGTGGTATTGGTCGCTGCGGTGATTGCCGCGGTTTTTGTCGTCAAGCCGCATGGCTCGCTGAACACGTCAGGCGAACCGGGACTATCGCCACCACTGCCGACAAGAATGAGCAGCTTGGTGCCGGGTATAACAGTTGGTGCAGCCATTGCCTTTCTCCTTTGTTAAACGGCTTGTAATAGGAAGCGGAAGTTCATCGCCACGTGGCGGGTGATGCCATCCGGATCGTGTAGATAGTTGATGGTGTTGATCTCAACCACCACGGCGCTGTAGCCGGTGACTGTTATGGTCGCGTCGTCGAGTGCGGCCACGACCGCCTTGCTGATCGACTTGGTTCGTGGATAAGTTGGGTCGCGCGCCCAGCCGTCCAATTGCCAGAAGATTTCGGTGCCGTCGATGCAATCGGCTTTGTCCGGCAACACCTGATTGTCGCCAATTGAAATGTATGGGAATGTCGGATTCGACGGCACCTCATCATAGATGCGTTGACCCACCACGGCTTGCACACCCGCATCGTTCTTCAGTGCGCTGATAATCGCCGCTTGCAATTCCAGTGAAGGATCACTCATTTTGCCGAGCGTTCCTTGATAGCCTTGCTTAACGCGCGCTTGGTGGCTGATCGCATGGATTTTTTCAGCAGTCGATAAGATGGCCAAAAGAACGGCTGCGCGACCGAGCCGGGATGCTGGCCGCCGCTGCGAAGATCGGCGCCATCGACCTGAAGCGTTGCGCGGCCGAGCAGGCCTGCCTGCCCGGCGCGCCGCGCCTGGTCGTCGGCGGCAATGGCGTGTCGGGCGCAGCGTTCGTCGACAATGCCGCCTTCCGCCAGTACGTCTTCAAGACCTTCGATGCCCATGTGCTGGACATGGAAAGCGCGGCGGTGGCCATGGTGGCCTACGCCAACGGCGTGCCGTTCATCGCCTTCCGCAGCCTGTCGGACCTCGCTGGCGGCGATCAGGGCGCCAACGAGATCCGCACCTTCTTCCAGCTCGCGTCAGACAATTCGGCAGCCGTGGTGCAGCGGTTCCTGGCGCTCTGGACGCCGCCCCGGTGATCGCCTAAGTACCCTCGCATTATGTCCATGATCAAAGGCGAAACCGGCGATTGGGAGATCGTCCTGGGGCTGGAAGTCCACGCCCAGGTGATCTCCGACGCCAAGCTGTTCTCCGGCGCGCCGACTGCGTTCGGCGCCGATCCCAACACCCAGGTGTCGCTGGTCGATGCCGCCATGCCGGGCATGCTGC